GAAGCAGACGACGAAGCGGTAAATATGATACAAAGTTTGGGGGCAGATAACCCATTCCTAACAAAAAAAATTAAAGAATATCTATTAGATTCAAGTAACTATGTTCCATTTTTAAAACATATTTCAAATCAAGGACAAGGTGAAAGTTGGCAAAATTTTGTAAAAGGAGATTTTGTAACCCCATATATAAAAAATGATGTTAAATCACCAAATGTAATTTACAATGGAGACATATTAGATTCCGTTAAATCACAACCAGGAGTTTCATTAACTAACCCAAAAAGTTTGGTTAATATTGATAAATACTTAACAGGAACTTCAATAACAAACGAATTTGATTTTGTTGATACATACCCAATAACAGATTTTAATTGGAACAAGAAAAATTTAGCTAACGGAAAATTTTTAAATAATTTAACTGAGGTTTATGACACTAAAGAAGTTATAAGTTATAATGATATTGTAAAAACTGTTGCAAACTTTGATTTAAATGACGGAACAACTTCTAAACAACCTTTTACCCACTTTAATTTTATTTCTTTAAGCACAATACCAAATATTTTATCTTTTAAAAATTTTTATGGGTTAAGAAATTACAAAGACCAATTTGTTACAGAAGGAAATTTATTTTATAATAATTACACAAATTATGTTTCTGACATACAAACAACTTCAATCCTTAACTCACCATATTTTATAAATGCAATACAAAAGGGAGTTTTTAATTTTAGATATAAATCAAAAGATCTTCACCCCTATAAATCGGCGGCCTATCTGTTTTTGAACAGTTTACCGTTAGGGACTTTAAGGGAAAAATATAAAACTTTAAACGGTGAAACAACAACCGATCTTAGTTATATATTATCTACGTTAAAAAAGTTTGGATCAATTCATAGACTACCATATTCTTGGATTTTAAAATATGGTTCTATATGGAATAGATATAAAACATATAAAGAAACTGGAGTTGATTTTTTAGATGATGTTTGGAAAGACTTCAACTACAAAGAAAATTGGGATCCATCAACATCGGCAACTACATATTCTTATAATTTGGTAATTGATGGTATAGCTAGAAATTTGGTTTTAGATGACACAACTGGAACACCACCTTTTACAGATATTAACACAGGATTTTACCCTCAGCTTATTGATGACTACAATGTGTTTATACAAGGATTAAAACTATTTAGCGGACAAACCCAAAATGATGGAATTTGTGTCGGTTTAAATATTTCAGGTTCTTCTGATACTTTTCAGGTTACAGGAACTTGCTCAACAAACGGAACGGGAATTACAATTACTAATATAAGTAAAAATTATATTAACACACCGGACACCATATTTATACCACAATTTAATTCTAGTATTCAGTTAGTTTCACAAGTTAATGGGGTTTCAGGTGGGACAGGATTTTATACAACACCATTAAACTTTAATGTTTCTTTTACGGGTGTAACATTTAAATTGGGTGATTATGCAAATATAACTAACAATACGGGAAACCCAATCCAAACAGGACAAATTTTAAGTGGTGCAACTGGTGTCACTGGAGTTACAATTCTAAACATAATTAGTGGGTCAACAGGGTCAACACCTCTTTGTAAGGTTACAACTGTGTCTGCACAAACATTTAGTTTTACGGTATTAAATCCGCCAATACAGGTTACTAAAATAAGTGCCAATGTTTTGAGTGGAGGAACAATTATAAATGGTCAATATTTAAGTGGCGACGTTACAATATTATCTCAGATATCAGGAGCAACAGGTGGAGTTGGTTTATACCAAACAACAAATATTGCCCCACCAACAATTTCGACATTTGTTGTTAAAAACTCGTTTACACAAGGAATTGGGTCACAACAAATACAAAATTATTTAGATACAGAAAAGTTAATGATGTTTAACACCACAAACTCAACTTTATTTGAAACTTCGGGATTTGACACTTCTAATAATTTGAGAACTATGAGGGTATCTCCTTGGTCGGTATTGGTTAGAGATACTAAAAATCCTGAAGAATATTATGTTGTCCCTTCTTTTGGGTCAAATGTTAATCAAGCGAAAGAAGAGGTGTTTAAAAACGGAAACATGAAAGTAGACCTTTCTAATAATCCCGCAATGTTTAATGGCACTGTTAGAATGTTTTGGAACTCTCCGCAATATGGGTGGTTTGATAATTCAAAACTTGTAAAAAATAACCCTGAAACATATCTTAAACAAATTTTAAACGAACAAAAAGATCAACAAAATTTTTTAATATCAGGAAAACAAACAGATTATACAAATTTTGAAGAATTATTTACAACTTTTGACAACCAGTTGATGGATGAGTTTGAAAGGCATTTTTTAAATTTTAGTAAATCTCTGTATGATTTTACTAATGTTTTACCTAGTAATGATAAAAAAGACAAAGAACAATCTGACGATAGCCAAACAACTTATCAAAACTTTCATTTATTTATGAGATCTTTAATGAAAGTTTCAAAACCAGTTGGAACATCTCCAGAAACAAAACTACAATCAGTAATTGAAAATCAAAATACAATCTTCCAATCCAATTTAAAATCATTTATGGAGTATGATGTTGTGTTTAAATTTGGTAACCCAAGTAATTTTGATAAAAGACTATTTTACACATTTTCAACAAGATACATTGAAAATCCAATAAGTTATAGTTCATACGAACAAGGAAATTTACCACCACAAATTACTTTAGCTCAATCAAAAACACAAAACCCAAAAACTTGGGAGGCACTAGAATTCTATGTTGGAAATTCTACAATACCTAAATTGGTATATTCAGATTCAGGATCATATATAACGGATTTCTTTATTGATTTAAATGTTCAGTTTAATGAAAAAAATGTAATTGATTTTACGCCTTTAATTAAAATTTATGCGACACAAAAATTAAATGGATTTGCCGCACAACCAAAGGCACAACCAATAAATGTGCCACCATCTAACCCTGTTCCCGCACCAAACGGACCTCAACCTCCTCAATTACCATCGGCACCAAATAATCAAGGGGATGCAATAGAACTTGCAACATTACAAAGTGGTAGTACGGTAACGATATATAAATTTGGGCCAAACATATATGCTGTTTTAAGAGATCAAAATGGAACAATATTAAAACAAGGTCAAAACGCATCGGCATCAATCACCACAAACGAACAATTAAGAAAAGAAATTATACAAAGTTATTATGGGTCAATATCTTTAAATCAAAACGATCCTCAGTTTGTTAAAACTATAGTTAATGTTTCACCTTCATCTCAAAATGTTCAGGTAACTACAACCACCACACAACAACAACAAGCACCTTCGGGATTACCAACAAATACTTCTTTTGCTAATAGCGGAACGAATGTTGCTAAATTTTATGGATTGATGGATGGATATATCGAACAAAATAATTATTATATTGGAAATGTTTTAAACGTTATGTTACCAGCGGTAAGAAAACAATTACCAAACGTATTCATTGGTGATGGTGATGGGGCTAATAGGGCTCCTTTAGAAGCTGGATTTACAGAACAAACAAGATTAGAACTTTGGGAAACATTTAAAGCCTTAAATGACACTTGGATTGCAGGTTTTGATTTTGAAAGTAAAACTCTTTTTGAAGACGTATTACTTGTTGATAGGGCGAGTAGAAATGTTGGTGATAAAGTTTTGGTAGATATTTATAAAATTATAGATATTTTAGAGGACGGAGCATCAGATAGACATCAAGGAAGCACCTCATACAAAAATACATTACTTGATATGATTACAACCATATTAACTCAAAATAATTTCCAACACTTTATGTTACCTGCGTATGTTAATTTTTATAACGTACAAGACAATCAAAAAAACCCAACCCCAAGACCTGATGGAACTTTAGACGTTGCTAATACAATGTTTGGGACTTTTTTAAATGTTGATTATAGAGAAAGTTCGCCAAAGTTTTTATGTTATTATGTAAGTAAACCTAGTGAACATCTTAACATGAAAGATAATGTTGATTATAGATTTAGAGATGATGCTTTTGACTTAAGAAGGGCTAGTGACAACCCACTAACTGAAAATCAAACAAATAAAACGGATTGGGGCAAATCAAACAAAGTTGTTGGGTTTAATGTGGACCCAACAAGTCAAACCCAACAGATTTTTAAAAGTTTTAGTGTCTCACAAGATCCTGGAAAACCAACGTCAGAATCTTTAGAAATGTTAAACCAAATGGCGAATTTAGGTAAAAATAGAAGATCTACATCGCAATCTGTTTCTTTATATAATTTATATAAAAACAGAAGTTATGGTTGTTCTGTTGAAATGATGGGGTGTGCTTTAATTCAACCTATGATGTATTTTAATATTAGAAATATACCTATGTTTTCTGGTCCATATATGATTACTAAAGTCAGTCATCAAATTGGTGAGGGAGAGTTTAACACTACTATTGAAGGGGTTAGACAACCTTTTTATAGTTTACCAACCATAGATAATTTTTTACAAACCCTTAATACTCAGATATTATCACAACTTCAAGCTAAATTGGTTGAAAAAGAAACCACAGAAAAAGCTGGATCAGTTAATATTTTATTCCAAGCAACAAATGTTATCTCAAACTTAGATACCCAAGATACGTTAACTAAAAATCAAGATTGTGCAGAAAGTTTAAATAGTCGATATAATAATTTTGTTGGTGTTGATGCCCCACAACAAACAACTATATCCACTAACGAATTTTATAACACAATACGAACTTTAATGATTCAAAGAAATTATGATATGACCGGAGAAACTTCATTTAATGTTGCCGCAATGGCGTTTATGTATGTTTTTGTTGATTCAGGAAATAACAATGGAAATCAACTTGTTGCGTATGAAAATAACTATAGCACTATTAACCTTAAAGAGGTATATGGTGACACATTTTACGAATATATAAATAGAAAATATTTTTGTGTGGCTAGAGGTAGTGATAAAAACATTCCAGTTGTTGGGTTTAGATCCACAAACGATTTTGTAAACTTTGTGTTAAATAAAGTTTCTGGTATAAATACTTTTTTAAGACAAGATTCTGCAACGTTTAATCAAAAATACCCAAATAACGCTGATTTGGCGAGTGTTAGTAATTTAGCAAAACAATATGTTATTCATTACCCAATTAATCAGGAACCAAATGTTTATGTTCAAATTGAAAAAAATGAAAGCAAAGAATATGATAAATTAATTTTAGAATTTAATAAAGCTTACGATGTTTTTATTGGTTTGATTAAAAAATAAAATAATGTAGATATTTATAATAAAATATAATTATGAATACAAAATTATTATTAGATAATTATCTTGGAAAAAACACAAGAGTATCTGAAAAAGAAATGGGTGACGGAACAAAAGAAGTTTGTGATCTAGACACTGGTGATTGTTATACCCTAAGAATGAAAGATGGTCTTATTGAGAGGGTTGACAATACGAAGAGAGCATTTAAAAAAATACAAGTAGAGACCACACATGGTATAAAAACATTATTAAACGGATAGTATGAGAATAGATGAGAAAATATTAAATGAAATTGCTAGATACAATTCAATCAATCGATATATTACTGAACAAGATGTTCCTCCAGCAGACCCTGCTGCGGCAGGAGCACCTCCACCCCCAGCAGATCCCGCTGCGGCAGGAGCACCCCCACCCCCAGCAGATCCCGCTGCGGCAGGAGCACCGGCTCCACCAACACCTGTTGATGTTGCTGCGGACCCTGATGTTGAAGAAGTTGGAGGTGAAGGAGAAGAAGGTGAAGAAGGTGAAGGTGTTGAAGAACTTGATATAACAGATTTAGTTGATTCTCAAAAAACTATGGCTGACAAACAAGAAGAATATTTTACCAACTTGTTTGATCAAATTAAAAATATGGAACAAAAATTATCCGAAATGGATAAATTGGTTTCAAAAATAGATTCTTTAGAAACTAAATTTGATAAGTTTAGACCAAAAAGCCCACAAGAAAAATTAGAGTTAAGAAGTTTAGATTCTGGACCATTTAAACAAAATTTAGCCGATTTTTTCGATGAGAAAAAAGTTGAAATGGAAAAAAGTGGAAAAAATGAATATGTTTTAACAAATGATGAAGTTGAAAATTTTAACCCATCTGATATTGAAAGTTCATTTAATCAACCTATGGATGACGAAGACGACACTTTATTAAACAGATATAACTCTTAGTGATTAGAGAGGGACATCAACGACCCTCTCTTAAATTTTTTTTAAATATTTTATTGACTACCCTACTTTTTATAACTATATTTTCTACGTAAACCTTTAATAAATTATATACACAATGGCGACAAACAATGTCTTAGATGCAGTTTTGGCTCAATATGAGAGTTCAAAACAAAGTGGTTCTTCTTCCACTTCAAAATTCACACAAGAAGAAAGAATGAAAAAGTATTTCGCGGCAATCCTTAAGGACAACGAAAAACAAGGTCAAAAAATGATACGTATTTTACCGACAACAGATGGATCATCTCCCTTTAAGGAAGTTTGGTTTCACGAAATCAATGTTGATGGTAAATGGCAGAAGTTCTATGATCCAGGAAAAAATGACAACGAACGTTCACCTTTAAATGAGGTTTATGAAGAGTTGATTTCAACAGGTCGTGAATCCGACAAACAATTGGCAACACAATATAGATCACGTAAGTTTTATATTGTAAAAGTAATTGATCGTGATAACGAAGAAGATGGTGTTAAATTTTGGAGATTTAAACACAATTACAAACAAGAAGGAATTCTTGACAAAATTATTCCAATTTGGAAAGCAAAAGGTGACGTTACTGACTCTGATAATGGTCGTGACTTAATCCTTGAACTTACAAAGGCGAAAACTCCAAAAGGAGCGTTTTACACAGTAATCCAAACAGTAATGTATGACGATCCGTCACCAACCCACGAAGATTCTAAAAAAGCTTCAACATGGATTAATGATGAGTTGACTTGGGAAGATGTTTATTCTAAAAAACCAATTGAGTATTTAGAGGCTATCGCAAAAGGTGATACACCAAGATGGGATACTGAAAAAGGAGGGTTTGTTTATTCTAATAGCGAAACTTCTGAAGTTTCAATGGGAGGAACAAAACCATCAAAAACTAATAAAGAGGTTTCCGACCCACAATCAAATGATGAGGTTGACGAAGAATTACCATTCTAATTTTAATTAAAAAAAGATAACGGGAGCAGTTTATTGTTCCCGTTTTTTTATGTATATTTTATAAAACAATTATTAATTATTATGGCATTGAAAAAGAAAGAATTTAGTTTAGACGCAATAAAAAGCAAGTTTTCCACCAAAACAAAATATAAACCCGAAAGTTTTTATAATTGTGGTGAAGCTTTCATGGGATCTTGTGGATTACCGGGACCTATTATGGGAGGTATTAATATGTTCTTAGGACATTCAAATACATCAAAAACAACGGCAATGATATTGGCAGCGGCTGACGCACAAAAGAAAGGTCATTTACCTGTTCTTATTATTACTGAGAAAAAATGGTCTTGGGAACATGCAATTGAATTAGGGTTACAAGCGGAGAAAAACGAAATTGGTGAGTATGATGGTATGTTCATTTTTAATGATTCGTTTGATGTAATTGAACAAGCAACAGAATTCATTAATAATATTCTTGATTCTCAAGAAAAGGGAGATATACCTTATAACTTATTGTTTTTATGGGATAGTATTGGTAGTGTGCCTTGTCAGATGACTTTTGATGGAAAAGGTGGTGGGATGCACAATGCAAAAGTGTTAGCCGATAAGATCGGTATGGGAATCCATTCAAGGATCTCAAAATCTAAAAAAGAAGAGTATCCATATTACAACACTTTGGTTATTTTAAATCAGCCATGGGTGTTACTTCCTGATAATCCATTTGGTCAACCTGAAATAAAGGCCAAAGGTGGTGAAGCGGTATGGTTGGCGTCATCATTAGTATTCTTGTTTGGTAATCAGAAAAAGGCGGGGATTAGTCACATTGATGCCACTAAGAATGGTAGAAAAGTGTCGTTTGCAATTAGAACAAAAATTTCTATATTAAAGAATCACGTTAATGGTCTTGGATATAAAGATGGTAAGATCATTGCAGTACCACAAGGTTATATTGCAGACACAAAAGAATCTTTGGATAACTATAAGAAAGAATATTCAGATTATTGGGAAACAAAGTTAGGTTATTCAGATTATTCTTTGGACGAATCTGATGATGATATTGACGAATAATTTAAAAAATACAAATGATTAAAACTCTTGTTATTGACGGCAACAATCTACTGAAGATTGGAGTTTGTGGTGTCAAAGATTTTTATAATAACGGAGAACATGTTGGTGGGATTTGGCATTTCTTAAATACAACCAGAAGATTTTTGGATGAAGGAAATTACAACAAGGTTGTGGTTTGTTGGGATAGTGAAAGTAACTCAACACAACGAAGATTATTTTACCCCAATTATAAACTTAACCGAAGACAAGCAAATACCGAAGAACAAGTAAATTCATTCTCATATCAAAAGACAAGAGTAAAACAGTATCTTGAAGAAATGTTTATAAGACATATTGAAATTGATGATTGTGAGGCTGACGATATTATTGCTTATTATTGTAAAATATCTAAAGACGAACACAAAACTATATTTTCAAGTGATAGAGACCTTACACAACTTATCTCTGAAGATGTGAGTATCTATTCACCAAGCACTAAAAAACATTATAAGAATGGAGATATGATTAAAATGTATGATGTTGAGATACCCCACTATAACGTTAAGACTTGGAAAATATTATCTGGTGATAAGTCAGACAACATTAATGGAATTTATTATTTGGGGGAAAAAACATTAGTTAAGTTATTTCCTGAGTTACTTGACAAAGAGGTAAATATCGACGATATTTTAACAAAAGGAGAATTACTCTTAAAAGAAGATAAAGACAATCAATCTTTAAAAAACTTATTAAGTGGTAGAACTAAAGATGGTATTTTTGGTGATGAGTATTACAAGATAAATAAAAAACTTGTGGATTTATCGGAACCACTAATAAGTGAAGAAGGAAAAGAATTAGTTGAATCTTATTATTCCGAGTCGATGGATCCCGACGGAAGAGGACATAGAAATTTAATTAGATTTATGATGAATGACGGGTTTTTTAAATATCTACCAAAGGGTGACGACGCTTGGGTTAGTTTTTTAAAACCATTCTTAAAGTTAACAAGAAAAGAAAAAACAAATTTTAAAAACAAAAAAAAATAAAAAACAAATGAAGGAACAAGATATAACAAAAGTAGAGTTTTTGTTAATGTGTAATGACAACATTGTTGTCCAAAGATTTTTTAACGTGAGAGGTTTTAATAGAAACGCTTACAAATCTGAAGAACTTTATGACCATGTTAGTCGTCTGTGTCGAGAGTTAACATACGACTTAAAAATGAGATCTGTTGTTTATATGTTAGAAAATCGATATGAAATTTTAGAAAATTCAGAACTACTAAATACATCCATTACCAATGGACCTGAAAATTTTAATTTAATTCTTAAGGTTGGAGACATGACAATTTGTCATAGGCAGTTTGACGCAAAACCATACCCCCCAAAGGTCAGATATACCGTAGACCTACGCCCAAAGTTAAAAACGATCATGTCGGACCTTACTGACATTTTTTCAGGTCAAAAATTTAATTATTTTTATCCAGAATTAATCAAAAACTAGTAGTATTTATCTTTACAAACGAAAGGAAAAAAAGTATGGCGACGGGCAAAAATTTTGAATATTTAGGTAACACATTTCAGTTACAACTACTAAATCAAATTATATTAGATAAAGATTTTTCACATTCAATAATTGATGTAATAGAGAACAACTATTTTGAAAACAAATACTTCAAAATAATAATACAGATGATTAGAGAGTATTATGTTAAGTTTGATCACACACCATCTTTTGAGACACTTGAACAGGTTACAAAATCAGAACTACAACAAGAAATTGCATCAAAAATAGTTCTTGACACTATTAAGAAGATTAAAGACGCACCTATCGATGGTGTGGGGTTTGTCCAAGAAAAGGCGTTAAAGTTTTGTAAACAACAGGAACTTCAAAAGGTAATGGGTAAGGCTCAAAAGATTATTGACGGAGGTGAGTTTGAGAATTACGACACTCTTGAAGAGTTAGTTAGGGAGGCATTACAAGTTGGTGCAAAAGACACATCAATGTTGAATGTATTCTCAAATCTTGAACAAGTTCTTGATGAAGACTATAGACACCCAATTCCAATGGGAATACCAGGTATTGACAGACTATTAAAAGGTGGTTTAGCGAGAGGTGAAATTGGGGTTATTTTAGCACCAACAGGTGTAGGTAAGTCTACGATCTTAACAAAGATTGCGAACCACGCATTTAACTTAGGTAATAACGTCCTCCAAGTGTTTTTTGAGGATAATTCAAAAATAATACAGAGAAAACACTTCACCTTGTGGACAAAAATCCACCCTGATGATTTGTCAGAGAGAAAAGAAGAGGTAATGACTAAAGTTAAAGAGATTGAGGATAGTATGTTAAACAAACTAATCATGAAAAAACTACCATCGGACACAGTAACGATGTTACAATTAAAAAATCAAATTAGAAAAATGATTGCTGATGGGGTTAAGGTTGATATGGTTGTTTTGGATTACATTGATTGTGTTGTTCCTGATAAGAATTTGGGTGACGAATGGAAAAGTGAAGGATCGGTTATGAGGGGATTTGAGGCCATGTGTCACGAACTTAATTTAGTGGGATGGACGGCAACTCAAGGTAATAGACAATCTATTTCGTCTGAAGTAGTAACAACAGATCAAATGGGTGGGTCGATTAAAAAAGCACAAGTTGGTCACGTTATTATAACTGTAGCCAAGACTCTACAACAAAAAGAGTTAAAGTTGGCAACAATAGCGATAACAAAATCAAGAATTGGTGACGATGGAGTTGTATTTGAGAATTGTAAATTTGATAACGCAATGATAGATATTGACACCGAAAGTTCTATGACATTTTTAGGGATGGAAGAACAAAAAGAAGAAAGAAATAAAAATAGAGTTAGAGAACTCTTATCTAAAAGAAAAGAAAAAGAAATTCAAACACAAAACAATTAACAAATAAATTTAAATAAAATGGATATTTCGCAAAAAATATTAAGTGACATTACTGTCTTTATGAAATACGCTAAGTTTCAACCCGAAAAAAATCGTAGAGAAACTTGGAAAGAGTTGGTGACTCGTAACAAAGAAATGCACCAAAAAAAATACCCTAAAATTACAAGTGAAATCGAAGAGGTGTATAAAATGGTATACGATAAAAAAGTATTACCATCAATGAGATCTTTACAGTTTGGTGGTAAATCAATTGAAATTTCACCAAACAGAGTTTACAACTGTGCTTATATGCCAATTGACCATGTTGACTCTTTTTCTGAAACAATGTTTTTACTTTTAGGTGGAACAGGAGTTGGGTATTCAGTTCAAAAACATCACGTTGAAAAATTACCCGATCTTAAAAAACCAAACAAAGAAAGAACAAGACGATACCTAATTGGTGACTCCATTGAAGGATGGGCAGACGCTATTAAAGTATTAATGGAATCTTATTTGGGATACAAATCGTCAACACCTATATTTGATTTTTCAGATATTAGACAAAAGGGGGCAATGCTTGTTACATCGGGAGGAAAGGCACCAGGACCACAACCATTGAAAGATTGTATTCATAATATCACAAAAGTTTTGGATAACAAAAAAGATGGTGAAAAATTAACACCAATTGAGACTCACGATATTGTATGTCATATTGCAGATGCGGTATTGGCAGGAGGTATTAGAAGAGCGGCACTTATTTCATTATTCTCGGCTGACGATGAAGAAATGATTTCTTGTAAATCTGGTAGTTGGTGGGAACAAAACGCACAAAGAGGTAGAGCAAATAACTCAGCGGTACTACTTAGACACAAAATCACTAAAGAATTCTTTATGGGTTTATGGAAACGTATTGAGTTATCAGGAGCAGGAGAACCGGGAATTTATTTATCTAACGATAAAGATTGGGGAACAAACCCTTGTTGCGAAATCGCACTTAGACCATTCCAATTCTGTAATTTGTGTGAGGTTAACGCTTCAGACATTGAATCACAAGAAGATTTTAACGAAAGAGTTAAAGCGGCATCATTCATTGGAACACTACAAGCTGGATATACAGACTTCCATTATTTAAGAGATATTTGGAAAAGAACTACCGAAAAAGATGCCCTTATTGGTGTTGGAATGACAGGTATTGGTTCAGGAGTTGTTTTAGGTTATGACATGAAAAAAGCCGCAAAGATGGTTAAAGAAGAAAACGAAAGAGTTGCAAATCTTATTGGTATTAATAAATCAGCAAGAACAACAACCGTTAAACCATCAGGAACTTCATCATTAGTTTTGGGAACATCATCAGGAATTCATGCTTGGCATAATGATTATTATCTAAGAAGAATCCGTGTAGGTAAGAATGAATCAATCTATTCTTACTTGGCGAATAATCACCCTGAGTTGATTGAAGATGAGTTTTTCCGTCCTCACGATACTGCGGTAATTGCTATTCCACAAAGGGCGCCAGAAGGATCCATCATTAGACATGAATCTGTTTTTCAAATGTTAGAACGAGTTAAAAAGGTGTCTCAAGAATGGATTAAACCAGGTCATAGAAACGGACAAAATAGTCATAACGTATCTGCAACAATTTCAGTTAAAGAGGATGAATGGGATTTAGTTGGTGATTGGATGTGGAATAATAGAGATTTCTATAACGGACTATCGGTATTACCATATAACGGAGGAACTTATACTCAAGCTCCTTTTG